CTCCGGCCGCTCCATCTGCGCCCACTCGAACATCTGGCGCGACACCAGCGACCAGCGGAACATGCGCACGAACTCGTCCAGGTGGTGGCGCACACATCGGTACAGGGACACCAGCTCGCCATTGATGTCGTTGAGCACTTCCATCTGGGCCGGATACGGCCGCATCAGCAGCGACGCGGCGCCGCCGGCGAAGGCCTCGACGTAACAGTCGTGTGTTGGGAAGTGCGGATAGAGGTGTTTCAGTAGGCGGCGCTTGCCACCCGGCCAGGAAATGATGGGCTTGGGCATGAGTTCTCAGTATTTGCGATAGGGGAAGCCGACAATCCCGCCGCTCTCGCGAGGGCGACGGGGCCACGGCCAATGCCAGGTGCTGAGATCACCTGTGTTGCGGCGCTGCCTGGATGCTTGCCGGCATCTGGGCAGCGCCCTGTTTCGCTAGACGACTACTTCTACCAACGGGAGATTGGGCGCGGCTTCCAGCAGTCGGCCACCACTGACCCAAACGTTGTACGGAATGGGTTGCTGCAGCTGGCCGAAGGCACGCATCTGCGCGCCGTCATAGGTTGTCAGGCTACTGGTGCCATCTGCATTGTGTGCAGTGACCGTTGCCAGCAATCGCGGCCGGCCGCTGACGAGTTCGCCGAATTGATCCCACAGATCAGTCCGCATCAGTGAAATGCCTCTCCAGAGTCGCTGTCTGCTCGATCACGACAGCCTGTTGATCCACGACGGCCTCAATACGGATCGACTCGCATTGGCCGTGCCAGGTTCCTTCAGAACTCAGCACCTGCACCAGGTCGAGCGGCAAGATCACCCCGATCTCTCCTGCCTTCAGCGGCTTTGGAAACAGGGGCACGGTCAGATCCACTGCGGCCTGTTCGCCGCGATCGCACAGGATGTTGCGCCCCCGCTCGGCTGCGGCGGCAGCGACGTTGATCAAGGGGCTACTTACTTGCTGCGCGTAGAGCTGGCCCGCTTCGCCGGCTTTGCGCACCTTGCAGGTGACACCCTTCCCGGCCAGCTCTCCCGTAACCACCACCGCGTCATACAGGGGCGCACTGCGCATCTGCAGGCTCTCGGTCAGCACAATGTCTTCCTGCAGTAGGTGATCCGGCGTTGTCTCCCGCCACAGCCACGGACTGGCCGGGTAGCTGGCGCGGACAACCAGCGCCAGGTCGGAGGGATGGGACTGCACCACCCCGCCACTCGCACCAGCGAGCGCACTGATGGCATCCAGTGGCGTGCTTGCGTCATAGAACCATGCGCCGGGCGGAACCAACCAATCAACCGTGTCGTACCGACTGGCAAAGCCCGTGTCCGCCAACTCCTCGGCGACAAGCTGGGCCATGCTGCGCTCCTCCGTGGTGGCCTTGACTCGAGCAGGGGCGTAAGGCGGTGCCAGCAACGCTGTCCTTGATCGCCCACTCAAACGCACACCGCCCCCAGCAAACTCGCGTTGTTTCTGGAAGCTCTCGATGATGCCCGTCCAGACGTAGCCGTTCAGCACCAGCTCGAACTGTCGCGGGCCCGAGGCCGTGGGCTTGAGCAGTCCCAGCTGATCGGCATCGGCCAGCTCGATGTCAAAGGCCCAGCCCCAAGCCGAACGGCCGGCGCTGAGCGAAACGCGAGCCAGTTCGATCGGCACCCGATCAGGAAGCCGCACAAATGAAACCTCATTGATCACGACGTAGGTCCTACGTTGGGGGCGCACCACATAGCACGCCGAGATACCAAGATTCAGGGGAGCCAGACCAGACACGCCAATTACCGCGCAACCTAGGTTGAGGCCGACACGGTTGCCGGGCGGGAACGTGGGATCTGGATCTGGGTCAGGCCCCGGGCCAGGCGTTGGGCGGACGCCCCAAGGAAGTCGCCGCGCGGCGCCCCAGGGCAACCGGGAGGCCCTTCGGCTGGCAACTGGATTCGCCCACGCTATCAAGCGACCGGGACTAGCCGGGGTCAGCCGACTACCCCACTGCAAACCGCGAGAGATCCGCTCGGCCGCAAGCCAGCGAGCAGGCAATGTGGTCAATCGCCTCAAGCTGTGCATCGAAGAGTGCCACGCGTACAGTGCTTGGCATCCTGCAAGCGGAAGGGTGCCCCACCCCGCTCGCCACTTGCCCCCAACCAGAGCCATGCCAGTTCGCCACACAAAGCCCGTCTCTCCGTGGATCAAACCGCTCATTCCCCAACCAACAGAGATCTCTCGCCGAACTCGAGACGATTCAACCCACCACTGGCGGACAGCCATATCGACTGCAGCTGAGCGTTGCCACTGGATCGAAGAAAGGGGGCCAAGCCGCCCCGCAGGCGTCCAGGCAATTGCAGCAACCTGCCGAATTCCCCGGATGACCGGCTCCGGAGCATCGTCGTCCCAGTACACCCCAAGATTGAGTCCAGCGCGTCGCGCATCCGCCTCGACGAAGGGACCCAAATTAAGTCGCAGACGCAAAGGAGTAGGATCGGTCATCAGCTTTCGGCGTAGGGCTGAACCCAATCCTGAATTGCGGAGTTGACCTCACCTGTCGCGTCTATTCCGACCACCATGTAGCGATGGTTAGGAGACAGTCCGCTGACCAACCACTCCCCAGCACCGCTACTAAGGACCTGAGCGCAGCAGACGAGCGTACTTCGTTCCAGCACAAGCACTCGCCCTCGGAAAGGCTGGTTCATCTTTCGAAGGCGCCCATCGCTGCCAGTCTGATCTGGTGGCAATCCACCGATGATCCCCCGCCCACAGAATTCTGGCGGGCGCGATACCCTCATAAAAAAGCCCTGCGCATTCATCAATCCCATGCTCCACTTATGCGAATGAGTAGCGCACCACGCCATCGCGCATCGACTTCGATGTTGCATGCACGGTTGATTCGAACAACAAGAACTCGATCCGTCACAGTGCCGTCGAGCCCCTCAATGATCATCCCATCCGGAAGACTGTCGATGATCCCGATCTGTTGCATTGGCGCGAGCGCCCCAGGAAGCTCACCGCGCGGAAACCAAGCTCCGTTTACAAACCTGACGGACTCGTAGAGGAGCCCCATGGTCGAGCCACTTGGGTAGGCACCGGTGCCAGAACCACCGAACTGAAGTCTCCCGCGAAGAATCCCAAAGAAATTGCATGCTACTGCCCCGATCGCAAGAGTATGCGACCTGGCAACGTACAGGCCACATGAGCTTTCACTTGGAGCGAAAGTGTAGTCCTCCCAACTCAACGAGTATGAGCTTTCCACGTACCCACCATTCCACTCCTGTGGATCAACGCACGCAATGACAAATCCATGCATATCGCCAGGCTTGTAGCTAATACAATCACCGGCAAACCAACTGAAAAAGCTACCTGCGTTGCGCGTATCGACGAACAGATAGATAAATCGCTCGTTGGCAACAACTCGCCAACGGCGAGAAGTCCCATCTAGAGTTATCGACTTCGGCAGAAGCACGCCATTGGCTTTCTGAGTAGAAGCGGGCACAGGGTTACTCCCCGATGACGCCGAGGTCATCGACTGATAGCCACGCGCAAAGCCATGCCGAGCATTCCCCACGGTTGCGGAATCATCAATGCGGAGGAAGTACCCGCTGCCGCTGACCAAACTTCCTCGGTACGCACGCACGTTCAGAGCGCTGAACTCACGGGTCCATCCCGCTCCGTTCTTCCTCGATGCGCCCACGCCATACCCATCCACGAGGACGGCATCCAAAAGCGCGACCAGGCTGCCAACCTGCCCAGTAAGCTGCGGCGCGCCCGGATCGGTGCTTTCGTAAACGGTTGGTACAAGACTCATAGATGGTTACTCGCTTGGAATGTTGCCGATGACCTGAAAGCGGGTGGAGTCGGTCGCGCCCTCTGGCGTGCCGGGCAACGTCGTGCGCATCATCCATACGGGCGCCAAACCACCCACGGTGTTAAAGCGAACAGCGTTGTTCGTAGACCAACCAGTTCCCCAACCCTCCTTCTTCATCACGAAGTACGGTTGCCCGGTGCGAGGGTTGACGGGCGCGAGATCCGTGGTCGTGTTTCCGGCAGAGATAGTGCCGACCGTCTCGCCGATCACCTCAAACTGCGTTGCACTGGTAAACCGCACCGCCCAACGCTCAGTGATCGCGTCCTTGTTCGTCACGGCAAGCGGATAGTCCGTGTCGTTGTAGGTGCCGGGCGCAACACTGCCGCTCGGGGAATCGGCCCACACGTTGGTCCATGCAGCCTGGTCGAACAGACTCACCACACGCGCCTGCAGGTCCAGAGACCCATTGGCCTCGCCCAAGCGCAGTGCGGTGCTGATCATCGACTCCCCCACCGGATAGTCGTGCGTCAGGGAGGTGTTGATCTCGATCTCACCGGTGATCTGCGGCTGAACCACCAAGCGCCGGTCCTCGACGCGCTCGCTGATCGTCAGTGGCAGCGTGTACGCGGCCAGATTCAGCGGGTCACTGAAGCGAAGGTTGCCAACGTCCAGATCCGCCGTGAACCACGCTGCGTCGACCGGTCGCCCATCCGCGTCGCGCACTTCGATGCCTGCGACCCTGCCGCGACCAAAACTGACCAGCTGCCCCGCTTGAGGCGACGGCACCACGTGCTTGGCCGTGTGGTGGATCAGCACGGTCTGCCCCGGCTTGAACGCTGGCGCACGGCCGTCGCTGGGTAGACGCACAGACGACAAGCCGATCACCACCTCCGACAACGGGATCGATCGATACACGACCGCGCCCATGTAGATGGTGCCCGGCAGCACGAGCGTCGGCCTCCAGACCTGATCCCCCTCAACCTGATCGGGATCAAACCAGGGCTTGCCCTCATTCCCGGCCACGGGCACCAGCTGGCCGAACTGAACCTTGACGACACCACTTTCCCAATCGACCTTGCCACGAACTTCGGCAGCTGACAGCACACCGTTAATGTCCGCAGTCACTGTGAGCAGCTCGCCATCAATTCGGGTCGCGCGCAGCGTGAACATGCCTGGCCGCAGCGGTGAACCTGGCGCACGGAAGAAGCTGACCGCCACACCCGGATCGGCGATCCGTGTCAGGAGGGATTGGATCTGGACAGTGTTCTCGCCGCCTGCCAGCCACTGCACCAGGTTCACCACACCTGCCGCGTAGTCGATCGTCCCTGCATAGATGCCCGAGCCGGTGGTGGGATCGATGGAGTGATACAAGCCGCCGCTACGGTCAACGTAGGTGCGCCCCCGGAAAGCAAACCGAACGCTGCCCGGAACGATGCTGTCGCTGATGGTCGGGGTGAGCTGCAGTTGGACCGCCGGCAGCGGCATGACCTCCTGCGCGGACTGAGCCGCTTCCCCAGCGAGCATCCAACCGGCCGACACGATACTGCCGGCAGAGAATTGTGCGAGCACGTCCAAGCGCTCGTAGCCAACCACCTTCAGCCGCCCTGACCGGATCTCATACACCGGATAGGAAACCTGCCGGACCATGAACTTTCCCGCCTGCAGCGAGACCGCGCCCGTGCTGTAGTTCACCGACCCCAGCACAGTGCTGAAGGCCGTGTCCCCCACCGACACGCCGACCAGGTTGCCTGCGCCATCATCCTTGGCAATGACCCGCATCGCCTGAGGGGCCGATGACAGGTCATCGCGATCGCGCCGCACACTCACAAGCCAGTCGAGAAGCACTGTGCCCTGCCTCACCGGGCCCTGCGGCAGGGTGAACGAGACGATCCCGGCCGCGTCCGGAACAGGCTGCGGCGCTGCGTGTAGCGGCTGCCCCCAGTCGTAGGCGATCGAGAGCTGACTATCCGCATCAGGCAGACTCAGCGGCCGAAGCGAGATCTCACCGGTCGAGTAGCTGATCTGTCCACGAACCTGCCCGCCAATCAGCAAGCCGCCGTTCCCGTTATCTGTGACCGCCACATTGGATCCGCCGACGCGCAACGTCAGCTGCACCGTCCCCGGTACCGCCGAGCCCTCGCCGAGCACAAAGCGGAGCGCCGGCGGCAGGATGGCAGTATCACCAACCCGGGCCTCCGCGATGATGGGAGTGCCCCAGTTGGAGATGATGCTGCTCTTCAGATCCGGCAACGCGCCAGCGGTCACCACGACGGAGCCGGTCTGGTAGTTGATCGTCCCGGTGCCTTGGCCCGGCTTGCCTATCAGACGGCCGCGGCCGTTGTCGGTCAACCTGATCCAGCGCCCCAGGGCGCGGTAGTCGACCACCACGGTTCCTGGGGCCGGCAACGGGGTCAGCTGGAACAGCCAGACCATGCCCTGGTTGTTCTGCGTCACTTCAATCTCATCGGTGAAGCCCTGCATGGGGATGGAGCCAGCCGGGGACGCAGTGATGCTGATACTGGTACTGCCGACGCCACTCGCATGCGTCAAGGCTACGACCCCACCCTGATAGTCGACCGTACCGCTCCAAGGCGTCGCCACGGCGGAAGCAAGCCCGCCAGTACCGTCGTCGGTGAGTTCGACACTGCCTGCGACAACCCTTACTGCGCCCACCACCAACCCAGTACCGAGGTATCGGCTCACCGGCACGCCCGCAGCAAAGCTGGCACTGAAGTTCTGGCCGAGGCTGCCGGCAGGGCCGGACGGGACCTGGCTGATGGTGCCCATTCCGGCCAGAACGTCACTGACCGGGGTTTCGGCCGTGGAAGTAGGGACGATGGACACATACGGAGTATCGACTTGCACAGCCAGATCGCCAGGCTTCCCAGCGGCGGTGAGGCGTTTGACGCTGTGATAGCTCGTGGCCTCCACCACGTTGGTCTCGTAGATCCTGGTCGCGGGCTTGGTGGCCGAGTACCGCACTACCTCCTGGCCGTAGAAATCGCGCAGCAACGCGTTCACCAGCTCGATCACCAAGACATCCCGCTCAAATGCCCCTTGGTCATCGGTAAAAGTCCGTGTCGTACGGGACAGCACGCCTTTGACCCGAACGTACTGTTCTGCCGGATCGTGCCCGGAGCTCGCGAGGGTCAGCAGCGAGAAGTTGTCATTGATGTCGGGGCTCGGCGCGTCCTTCATCGCGTAGACCTGGATAGTCATCTGCCCGCTGAAGTGGTTCCCCAGTAGGACAAAGCGGGACTCTGTGCCTCGCGTGATGTAGCTCTCGACGCGGTTCTTGGCGTCGAGGCGCACGTCACTGTAAGAGCCCGTGGCAAACATCGTGACGGTCACGCGCGGGTCTGCCGGAGGATCGATCAGCACCGCGATGGCGTCCTTCAGCACGTCTGGCGCCGGTGTATCCACATGCACAAACATCTTGCGGAGGGTGGTTCGGCCAGTGGTCCGCTCCTCATCACCGATATCCGGAAAGAGGTTGTTCATCGCCCCATCAATGATTTCGGTCTGGACCATGCGGCCACCGCCGTCAGGGTTATCAGTCAAGCGCTGCGACTGTCGCAGCTTGATATCGGTAGCAAGAATCGTCATGGATTACACCGTCATGAGGCGAAGGGTGATGGAGAAGAGATCCGCATCAAGCGCGGGGACAGCAAAGCGAGTGGGATCGACTTCGATGGCCGGTCCGTCGGTGCGGCGCCATCGCACCTGGAACGACCGCTCGCCGCTGTTGTGGGCGGGCATGACCAGATCCAGCGGCGCCAGGCGAGCCTCGCTCTCACTGGCCTGCAGGGCCCGTAGAACAGGAAGACTGACGACCCCGACATAGGCAGTACCGTCCCGGGTTGTCTGAAGCGTGATCGGCCGCCCGGCCTGTCGCGCAGACTCCTGGACGATCAAGGCACCCGTCAGGCTTGTACGCGCCTGCTGCCCAACCTTCCAAGCCGTAAACTCATCGGTCCACTGAAGGTCAGCCGGCAGTTCGATTCCAGCAAGAACGATGCGGGTCATCAGCTACGCCCCCGAACGGAAACGGCCCTGCTTTGCTGAACCTGCCGCAGGACCAACGGAGCGACGAGGCCCGCGAGGCGCTGCGCTTGCTGCACTTCGGCTGCGGTGGCGCCGGCCACCACTTCCTTCGAAGGCAGCTTCCAGTCAATGACAATGACCTGCTCGTTGGTGCCGTTGCTGCCGATGCGAGCCGCGTCCGCCTTCGCCTGCGCCTCTGCCTCAGCTTCAGCCTGCTTGCGGCGCTCGGCGAGCGCGGCAGCGGCCTCCTGGTCTCGCTGCTGCCGCTGCCGCACGACCTGGGCCTCCAACTGCGCCACCTCTGCGATTTCGCCCTTGCCCACGTAGTCGAACTGTCCTGCCAGCCGCTCCTTCGCTGCTTTGGAGAGTTCGTCCTCCGCCTCGGCGGTCGCCTGAAGCTCTGCCTTGTACTCAGCCAGCTGCTTGCGCTGCTCAGTGACCCGGTTCAGCGCATTGGCAAACTGCACAAGCGGGTTGGGCCCGCTGAGCTTGCGCATTGCCTGCAATGCAGATTCGGAGACCTCGCCAATGCTGAACGCCATTCCTTGCGCAGCGGCCCCGGCCTGCCCCATCTGCTTGCCCATTCGTTCGGAGCTACTCCCTACCCGGTCAACCTGGTCCGCCGCACCGCCCGCGCTCTGGCGTACCTCCTCCAGCCGCTCGCGGCTGCGGCTGGCACCGTCCTGCAGCTGGCGCATTGCCACGTCGCTCACATCGCCCAGCCGCTGCATGCTGCGCTCGGTGTCGTAAATCGATTCCTGAACTGCGAGCTGGCTATCGACGTTGTCCCGGCGCCACTGGTCGCTGTCCGCTGCTGCAGCGCGGGTTGCATCGGCATATGCCCGGAAGGCTCGACGCACGTCCTCCACGGATGCCTTGCCCCTGGCCGCGCCGTCACGGATCGCATCGAAAGCGCTCTTGGCGGCGTCGCGCGCCGCATTGAGCGACGCTTGAGACTGGATGCCAAGCCTGGCAAATTCGTCGGCCAGCGGATCGATGGCAACCTGAATTTCGCGGATGCGAGCGTTGAGCGCTGCCGCCGACCGCGCGGCCGCATCGAAGCCGACCTTACCCTGCCGCCCTGCCGATTCCAGCAGCGCGCCCAGCGTGCGCGCTTCGTCCAGCGTCGCGACCTTGCCAAGTGCTGCCTTGAATGCCGTCTCGATCTGGACACCGGTAGCGATTGCGCTCTCAGCCACTGCACCGAACGCGGCGATCGCATCCTTGCCACCAGCACTGAAGCCGACGCCCATGCGCGATGCGGAAACACCAAGCCGCTCCATTGCTGCAACAAGCGTGGTCTGCAGCACGGCGGCGGCATTGGTGGCGCCTTGTGGCATTGCCTCAAACGCCGACTGTGCCGAAGCCTGGAAGCGGAGCAGCTCGTCACCGGACAGCTTCTTGAGCGTCTCCAGCAACCCATCACGCACATTCCGCTCTGCGGCGGCGCCCTGGGAGGCGATGTAGCCCAATGCCGCGCCGACCGCCTCCAGGCTCGCCGTGTCCGCGAAGTTGAGCCCCTCGAACACCTTGCCGATCGATTCCTTCGCGAGCTTGGCGTTCCCGTCGATGCCCGCCAACTGCTGCACCACCAGCTGAGCAGCCGGGCCAATCCCATTCGTGAGCGCGTCCGCAGCCGTCTGGACGCCACCCCGGAGCGACGCAAAGCCCGTCGACACCTCCAGCAACTTCTGTGTGACCAGGCCCAGCTGCTGCAGCTGCTCCGCCGTTGCGACGCCGGCCTTCTGCTGCATCAGCAGGAAGCCTTCCTGCGCTGTGAGGTACTGCTCCAAGCCGGACAGACGCTTCTCGTATGCCTGCCGCTCCGCCTCGCCCAGCTTGGCGACTTCCTCGGCCGACTTGATGACTATGTCACGGTACGCAACGAAGGACACTGCCTGTTCACGCAGCTGCAGCGCCGAATCGCGTACCTGGCTGATGTAGGCCCGCTGCGCTTCACCGGCACGCTTCAGCGCCGGGTCGTGCTGCTTCCAGATGTCCTGCGCCACAGTCTTGAGGACATCCAGACCGCCCATCGCCGCTTCCAATCCCAGCACGGCCACCGTGATGGGGACTGCCTTCGGCAAACCGCGCAGCAACGCACCGAACCGACCGATACCCCGGCTGCCGCTTGCGACCGCTGCATTGTTGGCGATCTGCGCGTTCGTGGTCGCGATCAGGGCTGAGCGCCATGCGTTCAGCTGGAGCAGCGCCCCCACTATCTTGAACTGCGCATACGCGGCAGCCATCATGCCGATCACGCGAGCATGGTCCACAACCCACTGCGTCGTGCCCTTCACCGCCTCGGCCATGGTGATGATGGCCTGGGCGGTCTGCTTGGCCCAGCGGGACAGGCTGCCATCGGCGGCCAGTCGATCCAGCGTCGCCAGAAGGGTGTTCAGCTGCTCCTTGAAGTAGGTCAGCACCCCCTGGTCTGCGACCTCCTGTTTCCAATCCTTGAAGCGATCGGTGGCTGTCTTCCACAGGCCGGCGATGGTGCCAACCTTCGCGGCGGCGGCCGCGCCGCCATAGGATTCCGCCAACAGATCGAGGATGATGGCCTGCGCCTTTGCCACCTGGCCGGTGGCTTCCAGGCTCTTGATCAGCGCCTTCTGGCTGTCATCCAGTGTGAAGCCCTGCTTGCTCAGGCTTTCCATCGCTTTCGACGGCGTCTGCAGCGCCTTGCCAACGACCTCGGCAGACCCCTCCAGCGACATGCCCAGCCGCTGAGCCTGATCGATGGTGATCTGCATTGCTGCCGGGAACTGCTCTCCGACGATATTGGTGTATGACAGCAGGCGTACCTGGGCCGCGCTGATCTGTCCATCGTCGAAGAGCCCGCTCTGGAGCTGCTTGCGCATTGCGGCCAGGCTTTGCGCGGTGAACTCACCGCTTCGGCCGGTCGCCTGCAGAGCGGCCTCCAGTTGCGACAGCTCTTGCTCAGCGTCACTGCCTTCCTTCACGATGGCCTTGATGCCATCGACCACCCGGTTCAGGCCGACAAACGCGAGCGCGCCAGCCGCCACAGCCTTCAGCTTACCGAACCAGCTGACAGTGCTCTCGGTGGCCGACGCCAGGTCGGCACTGCCGGCGGTCGCGTCGTCGGCACGCTCCTGATACTCCGCCAACGACTTTGCCGCAGCCCTGCTGGTGTTGGCCTGCTTGCGGAAGGCCGTCTCTGCTTCATCGATCTGCTGTTTGCGACGACGGCCCGCCTCAGCCTCTGCCGCTGCGGCCCTGGCTTGTTCGGTAAGCGCAGCCGCACTACGGGCGACTTCGATCCGCAGGCGCTGCTGGTGGTCAGCTAGGTTCGCGGTGTTGACGCCGAGCGAAGAAAGCTCGTCGTCGGCCTTGCCGACGGCATCCCATTGCTCGTTGAGCGCTTTTTTCAGCCGCTCGCCTTCCTTACGCAGATCGCGCTGGGTTGCCAGCACCTCGCGGGAGGGCTTGTCCATCTCGCCGATGCTGAGGCTGAGCGCCAGTGCGGCCTTCTGGTTGTCGTCAAACTGCTGCTCCAGCTGCGCGAGCTCGGCCAGCATGCCGTCAAAGGCATCCGCTTTCGCCGCCGCCTCGTTCAGCCCAGTGAGCGAGTCGAGCAGCTTCGTCGCCTTGCCAGCGGTCTCGACCGACATGTCTCCCAGATCGCCGAACGCCGCGCGCAGTTCGTCCACACCTTCGCGGCCCTGCGTTTCGATGACGACCCGAATTGCTTCTTCCAGCCGATCAGCCATTGGAGCTTCCGTTGACGCGCCACTGGCGGCGCAGTTCTGTCAGGTAGGTGGTGTGGAAGCGCTCGATCAGCCGGCGACGGGCCTCCAGGGCGCGGCTGTTGCCATCAGCACCCGAGAGCATCTCGAACGGGCTGGGCCCTCGGAGGATGCGAACCGGGCCTCGACCGTGGCGTTTCTGCTGTGCCCGATCCCAGCCGCGCACACGGATGGCCCTGCGGCCCTTGATCGTCGCGATGAAGGCGCCGTCGTAGGTCTTCGACTCGCCCACGCCAATGCCGGCCGTCGCACCTCGGGATTTGCGACCGGCCCAGCGACCACCGAACTCGATCAGCGAGATCTGCCGCGTGCTGGCCCAAATGGAAAGGAAGTCGTCCCTGCCGCGCTTGCCGGTGCTGTAGCCGCGCTCGCCCGTCTCCACGCGATACTTCCCCCGCAGAGCAGAAGCGCGGATGCTGTAGGAGCCACGTACCTCTTGCGCAGTAGCCGGCCCAGCCCGGCGCTGCAGACCAACAAACGCCCGCTGCACCGACAGGTCGTATCGATTCAGAACTTCGCCAGCCAGGTCGGTCAGACCATGGAAACCTTTTGCCCGCCGGCCGCTGACGAAGTACTTGAGCAGGTTGTTGTTGCGATTGGACGCCACAGTGCCCTTCCTGTTTCAAACCGGGAGGGCGCCGTCCCGGCACCCTCCCCTCGCTGGGGTCACCGGCACGCTCAGCCCGCCGACTGCGCGGCGATCGTGAAGGTGTAGAGATCGGTCTCGCCGGCCTGGAAGATGACCGGTCCGGTCAGGGTCACCTGGATCGGCTCGTCGCTGAACCAGTCAACGTCGCCATCCACGGTCAGGTCGACATTGGGGATCGACAGCAGGCCTTCGTCGCCACTGATGCGGTCCTCCATGTCGCCCAGGATCTGGAAGGACTTGCTCGGCGTGGTGCCGCCGCTGATGGCGGTCTCCAGGTAGGCGTCGAAGTTGTAATCGGCCGCCACAACATCACCGGCCTGCAGCGCGCCACCTTTTTTGGGGATCAGCAGACCATGACGTGGCTCGAGGTCATAGTCGGTGCCCTTCACCAGGTCCACCGCGCCCCTCTTGAACACCGGCGCCGGAGTTGCTTCGATGAAGTTGTGCGGCAGCTTGACGGGGGTATCCACGCTGCCAACAGTGACCGACACAGCGCTGGCCGAGCCGGCTGCCACAGTGGTGCTGACCAAGGTGCCGTACAGCATGCGGGCCAGGAAGGCCGGCGGCACTTCCAGCGCGGTAATCGAGACGTTGGTGACGCCCGGATTCGAATCCTTGTGGATGATCTGCTGATAGCGAGCATCGCGGCGCTTGCTCTTGATCTCCACCGAATCGCCGGCTTCGTAGCTGAAGGTCAGCGAGGACTGCTCCAGGGGCTGGTTACCGAACTTGTCGGCGGGCTCGGGAATGACGGGGACGCGAGCGCCCTCGGCGCCGTGCTCCCAGAAGCGCAGGTCACCTGCGAATTTGCGGACTTTTGGCTGTGCCATGGTTCTGGTTCCTTTACGGGTTGGACACGGGCTCAAAGGTCTCGGTCAGACCAGCCCGCGCGGTGATCTGAGCGACTACGGCGGTATGCCCGGCATCGTCCTCCAGGGTCGCCAGCTGGGTTTCGAGCAGCTCGAAGCTGGTCACCCCCAGCGGTAGCGACTTCTCTTTGAACGTCAGGGCGCGGATCAGGTCGTGGCGGGCGCGATGAACGAGCAGCCTGGGATTCGCTTCATCGCTGCCACGCGGAACTTCGAATTCGATGGTGATGGCCGCATCGGAGCTGGACTGGGCCACACCGCCGCCACTGCGCGAAAGCTGGCGGACAGAGATGATCGTTGCCGGCTCGGTGCTGTCCTCGCTGATCTCGGTTTCATCGATGATCACGGCTCCTGCACCGATGTCGGTGCGGAAGCCACTGCTGCGCGAGATCAGCCGGACGCGAGCGGCCAGGAACTCCACCAACTGCCACGACAGCGGCTCTGCAAGGTCAGCCACGGTTCACCAGCCAGCGGCTCTGCGAGCCGTCATCGCTGATCTTCTTGCTGTTGACGAAGACCTCAGTACCGAACGCGCTCGAAACCACCTCGAAGCGATCGCCCTGGTCAGGCGCTACATCCGAACGCAGGTACGCGATCTCCACACGCCCTGCCCTGAACTGGCGCAGTTCGCCGATGGTCTCAACGTCGCGCTCCACGTAGGCGCGCACGCCCTCGGTGGCCGGACCATCCTTGGCCGTGTACCGACCTCGCGACGCCATGCCCGCCAGCGCAAAGGCGGCGTGCAAAGTGCCGTCCAGATCGCGGAGGAAGTCGACCTCGCTCACTTCCCACCTCCGGCGCATAGCAGGGCAAAGGATTGCAGTCCCCTCACCTGTGCATCGCACTGGGCGGCGGCGCCAACAGCTCGGCCCGCACTCTCAATTCGGTCGTCGGCTCGACCATCAGGCTGGCTGGCGGCAGCGGCGGCTGCGGACAGCTCGGCGGTGGCGACGGTCGCTTGCCAGCGCTGGTGCAGGCGCTGGTTGCCAGCGCGAAGATCAGCGATAAGGCGATCAGAGGCTTTCTGTGCATCGTCCTTTTCCTTTTCATATGTGGCGGCCAACGCGTTCGCAGCGGCTGCGCTGTCACGTTCGGCCGCCAGCGTGGCGGCCGTTGCATTCGCCTCGGCGCGGGCCGTATCACGTTCGCGCTCCATCACGTCACGGGCGGCAGCTGCCTGGTCGGTCGCGCGGTGCGCGATAGAAACCGACCCTCGCTGCCAGACAATCACGCCCAGCAGCAGAAGAGTGGCGAGGATGAGGGCACGGATCATGCGGACACCACCGGATCTTCAGGCGGAATGACTGCACCGAGCCCACGCAGCGTGGATTCAAGCTGTCGGACTCGCATCCGCAATGCACTGGCCTCCTCCTGTGCCTTGAGCCGCATCATCATCTCTTGCTGCAGCCGCTCGTCCTGGACCGAGACCCTCTGTTCCAGCGACCCGATACGCTCGGAAAGACCCTTGATGAGATCCACGTTCGCATCAGTCTCGGTGCGTTCCTTCTTGCGCGACAGAAATGCAGCCCAGGTCTCACGCAGAATCCACACGGCTACGACGCTGCCCGCAGCCCACCAGGGAGCCGTGGCGGTGACACCGCCGCCGACCATCAGCTGAGCGCCTCGGCGATACCAACACTGACCACATCGGCACTCCAGTACATGCCACCGTTCTCGTGCTGTGCGATGGCCGTCGCGAGACGCACCAGCGTCACCGGGTTATCCAACCGGATGACTTCGGAAGGTGCGACGCCCACCGCCGCCGCAACCTGCCGGACGTAGGCGCCCGTATCGTTCTCCACCGGTGGTGCCCAGCGTCCGATGATCTCCTTCACCGTGCGGAGGCCGTGCTTGCGCTGATAGGTGAGCAGTGTTTTGCCCAGAGCCCTGAAACCCGCCTGCGGGGTCAGGAAGACGCAGAAGCGAGCCTCGCGAGCGATGGCAGCAGCCGACCGATCCTCGCCCTGCCAGGGCGTGCTGGTGCGGTCGATGTTGCCAGGATTGTTGTTGCGTACGCCGCGCGGCGTGCTGGTGGTGCTCATGCGATCCCCCGTTGTCGCTGTGGAAGAACCGGCTCCGCTCACGCCACCCGGGCGTCTGTGAGCGGTACCGGCCTGTTCGGTTACGCGCCTGCTGCAGCCGAGCCCGGGGTCAGCCGGACGAACACGGTCAGTGCACCGGCACTGGCCGGATAGACAGCGAAGCCGATGTCGCCCACCTGTCCAGCACCAGCTGCAGCAGCAATGGCGTTGCCGGCGGCGACGTCCCAGTTGACGGTGGCGCCGGCAGCGAACACGGCAGCAGGCAGCTTGGGAAGCTCGAACACGCCTTCGACATGCGTTGCGATGATCTCGCCGGCCTTGCCATCGGTAACGGCGATGGCAACCAACTTGCCCTGTACCAGCAGCTCGCCACTTTTGATGTCATCGGCCAAGGTCACGTCGAGCACGCGGCCGTCTTGATGTGCGTTCTTCATAATTAGTCTCCGGATGCGTGAAGGGATTCAGCAGGCCGCCGCCTACGCGGCGCCCCCGATGCGGGACGGTCAGGGATTACCCGGGTTCTTGTAGATGCCGCGGTAGTCGGCAATGGCCGGTGCGGCATCGAGTCGGACCTTCCAAGACACGCCGTCGACGGTGAAGCCCTGGTGCTGCTCCAGGTACGGCGTCTGGTTTCCGTCCAAGTAGCCCACCACGATCCCGTCCACGTAAGCCGGGTTGGAGATGCCGTACCAGGCCTGTGCATCCTTGGCGTCAAGACGACCGTCATCCCAGACTTCAAAGGTTTCACGCACGATGTTGGGGTCGTTGCTGCCAACCCCCGCGCCCACGGCGAACTGGGCGGTGCGTACGGTCTTTGCCAGGCCACTCAGGGCAACCGGGGTCAGCAGGCCACGCATCGGCACCTGGATGAGGTTGCCATCAGCATCCTTCTGCAGACGCATAGCAGCCTGCATCGCGCCGACGCTGGCGGTGCTGATCAACGCGGCCGGCAGGAGGTTCTTGTGGTCAGCATGGAACAGGCGCTTGCCGTCTGCCAGGACCGGGTTGCTGTTGATCAGGTCAAAAACGGCCTTGGCGAGTGTGCGGCGTGCCGCCTGGCCCATCTTGCGCGGCACGTCGCCAAACACGCCCAGGTCGTCGTTGATGACGGCCTGGCGGGTGATGGTGAAGAGCTTGCCGTAGGTCACGATCTTCATGGCCTGCGACTGCTCAGAGAACGAGCCCTGCTTGTACTCGCCGCCTTCCGGAACGATGTCCAGATCCGAGAAGGCCCCAAGACCGACCAGATTCGTGGGCTTGAAGTCGCCCACGTTCACCGCTCGGGTGTACTGGTCGAAGGTCTCTTCAACCTCTTGATAGCCCTGCAGAAGCGCCCGGCGCGAGGCATCGCCCAGCAGCTGCGGGAAATCCGAGCTGCTGTGGGTGAACGCCATACCGACCACTTCCAGTCGCTCCATGCCACGGGTGTCCACGCCGGCCTGCTGTACGCAAGCACGGGCGATCTCGGTCATGGACATGCCACGGAAGGGGTTGCCGTCCGTTGCCTGAACCAGGCCGGCACGAGCCTGAATCGCATTCGACATGGCAGTCCGGCTCAGATCACGTTGATCAGCGCCTGCGACAACACCCGAGCCGCCGTTGAGCGGAGCAGCGTTGCTGCCCAACAGCGCCAGGATGTGGCGGCCCACCGCGTCGGCGGTGATGTTGGAGTCCGCCTGCGCGATCACACCATCCACATACTCACGGACCTGCGCGTTGCCCATGTGGGGCAGCGCGATGGCCTGAATCTGGGTGTTGCGTTCACGCAATGCACCCAGAGCGGCCTGGACCGCATCGCCCGAGGTCGGCACCGGGGCAGGAGCCGCAGCCACGACAGGGGTAGCTGGCGCGGCAGCGGTGGTTGCGACTGCCGGGCTCTGTCGACCGGCGTTCGCGAGGATAGCGCTGTACTGCTTCTTCATGGTTGGATCCTCGATATGGCCGATCACGGCCGACTGGCTGACCTCGGGAAGCGAGGCGAATACTTGCGGAGAGAGACTGGCGACGATGCTGCGGCGCAGCTGGGACAACACCGGCGCGCCGGCACCCTCGATGGACTGCAGATAGCCGCTGATGGCGACGGTCGATGCAGACGACCACATGGCCGTGGCACCGGGGTCGGCGTCCACCACCAGATCGGCCAGACCGGCATCGACGGCCTGCGGACCGGAGAACCAGTGGTCGGCGTCGTCGGTGAGCAGTCGCTCCATCTCTTCACGCCGACCAGAGCGGGCCGCGTAGGCCTCCAACATGGCCGACGCGTGCGCGTCCAGCGCCTCCGCGTTCTGACGGAATGCCGTAGCGCTGCCGGCAGCGACGGTACGCGGCGCATGAACCATGACCAGAGAGCTGGCATAGACCCGGCGCTCATCGCCGGCCTGCAGGATCAGCGAGGCGATGGAAGCAGCCTGCCCTTCCACGGTGACGATCTTGTGCGCCGGATGGGCCTGCAGCGCGTTGTGGATTGCCATGCCATCTGCGACGACACCACCGACACTGTTCAGGCGCACGTGGATGGTGCCCGCCGTGATCTGGCCGATCCGCTCCACCAGGTCGGCAGCGGACACCGACTCTTCGAACAGATAGCCACCGATGGCGCCATAGATCATCACGTCGGCGACATCGGCTTCTGCCCGGACCTGATACAAGGCCGGGCCGAGCTCGGCTTCGGTTGCCGCGTCAGCGCGGATGGTGTTCTGGATCGCGCTGGCCAACAGGCGTGCACGCATGTCATTCGCTCCTGGAAAGATCGCGCGTCAGCTGGCCCAAGACTTGGGCACGCGCTTCTGCACTGGTGTTGGGCGCCGGCGGCGCAAGGGTCTGGGTCTGTTCCTGCCAGTCCTGACGCTGACGCAGGACCTCAGCGGGGTTGTTGCCATACTGAAGCGTGTTCTGCTGCGGCGACACCCAGCCACGGTCCTCCGCCTCGCCGCGCGCGTAGGCCTCCTTCAACGGATCAATCCACGGCATCACCGGGCGGACGTACGTGGAGGCGGCCAGGTCCCGCAGCGTCCAGCCACGGGGCAGGCGCACGCGACCGGAAAGCACGCATGCCTCCACGAAACGCATGCGCTGCGGCCGCACGCACAGGGCAATGAAGCGTTCGGCCAGCATCAGGTAGCTACCCCACTTCTCGACCAGCTCCTGACGCTGTGCCGAATAGGTGCCGTTGTAGTCCAGCGACAGGCTGGAATAGCTCACGCCGATGCCACCGGCAGCTGCGCGCAACTGTTCCTTGCGCCAGGTGGCGGCATTGGGATTCGGCCGGTCGGTGCCCAGGCTCTCAATCGACTCGCCAGGCAACAGATCATCGAAGATCGCACCGGGGGCGAGGCGTAGCTCACGAATAGGAACACCATCCTGAAGGATGGCCTGGCCGCCCAGATCTGCGCCGTACTGCTCGCCGCCACCCTTCTTGATCTGAAAAGTCATCGACGCCGCCACCTTGGCAGCAATGCGCTCGGATTCTTCGTAGTCCTTCACGTCCTCGAAGCGCGACATGGCGCTCGCGAACACACTAAGGCCCCGCACCTGGTGCAGGCGCTTCATCAGCGCGATGCAATGCATGAACTCGGCAGAAACCCGCTTGGTCTCCAGCCGCGTGCCCATCGGGTCGCCTGGATGACTCTTGTAGACGTGGAACGCGATAGGCCGGCCCCAGGCGTTGCGCTCGACACCTTGCAGGATGTTGCGCGCCGGATCGTTGAAATCCAGCGGCACCAAGTCAGCTTCCAACATCTCGAAGCTGTACGGCACAACGGTGCCGTGCTCGAAGTACGGCACGGCGCCGATCAGGTCCTGGTAGAACGCATCACCGTCGCGGAACCAGCTGCGTGCCAGCAGCTGCTGGCACATGCCGTAGTCGTGCGTCCGGGTGGCCTCGGGCGCGTCCCACCAAGCGTCCCAGAGGTCGTCGAGCTGCAATGCCAGATCGCGGTTGATCGGCTGCCCGGGGAGTCGAGGTGCAGAAAGCACGTCGATGCCTGAGCCAACCGTGTTCTGGACCAGGACGTTCAGCGCGTTGTCCGCCAGGTCCAGGTCACGCTCCAGATGGCGGGCCTGATCGCGGAGCTGGCGCGCATCCATGCCTGCGATGGCATTGCCGCTGCCCCAGTCCCTCGCCAGCTTTCGGTTTCGCGACGGCCGCGTGACTTCGTGCGCGCGGGCGATCACCGGAGCCATCTGTGCTCGCGCCGATTGAATGGCGCGATCCGCGCCGAGTGCGGCGCCCAATCGTGCCTTGGCGATCTGCGCGGAGGACATCAGGTCACCCCACCGAAATCGGCATTGGCCCAGCGTGCCCGCCGACCGGCGACTGAGTCTGCGCGCAGCACCGCAGCCTGCCACTCTTTCCGACCGGAACGGATCTCAGCCAGGTCCGCCCGGGTCAACTGGCGATCACCGATGCGAACGGTCTGGCCCGAAAGTACGGCGACCTCCGCGTCGATGTAGAAATCCAGCATTGCCTGAGCAGTCTTCATGACTACATAGGCTACGGATAGCACTGTCCACGAACTCAATAAAACCGTGGACACCGGCGTCCATAACTCACTGATTCATAAGGAGCAGAAAACTAATTTGTCTCCACTTTCATTGAAACCGTGGACGGGGCCTGTTTTCCCTTTTTCGGAAGCCCCCCAGGGAACAGCTCATGCAGCTTTGATCTGGACACGTCAAAGTCTCGCATGACCTGTTTCACGGGAATCCCAGCCTCTAAAGAACGACGAATCTCAGCCAGGGGGTAGGTCCGAACTGCGGCGGGGAAGTACGGCTGTTCGCCGGCAAAGCATTGCATCACCGATTCAACGAACGGCAGCGCCATGCGTTCGCTGATTCCGATGTCGGCTCGCATGGCGGCCAGGATCCGCTCCCTCAGCTCTTCGGCTGACTCGGTACGTTTTGCCATTACAGCGCCCACCCCTCTCGCGCCAGTCCGCTGCTACGCGGCCGGACCTGTTGAGTTCCACGCGAAACACTCTTCATCTCGACTTCGGCAGGCGCTGCCTCTGTTTCACGGGAATCCGTGCTGTTCACGGTCAGCAACAGTCGGGCCTCCAGAACGTCCCAGTCTGCTCGCGTGTAGCGATGCAGACGGACCTCTGGGTGATGCGCGGCAGCGTATGCGTAGACCCAGGTGTCCAGCGGCTCATTGCGTGTGACCCTCTTCTCGAATCGATTCTTCACCGGGTTGTAGACCTCCGACACCAAACCGGGGAAGTACTCATCCGGCAGCTCATCGCTGAAATGCACCAACCGCAACTCGACGGCACGCTCCGCATCGGCAGAGAGGCGGCTATACAGATAGTGCTTCGCAGCGACGGTGCCGACGTGGTGAATGGTGATGCCACGCTTGTCCGTTTTTCCGTTCCAGGTCACGTCTGCCAGCTTGCCCTTTGACAGCACCGGGGCGTTGTTTGGAACGGCGCCGAAAATACACATGGGCCTGGTGACACGCCGCTGGCGCACGTAGTTCTTGACCGCCTCCGTGCGGTGGCCACCGGCGTCGATAGCCACTGCCATCGGCCGCAGAAGAGCGCCGTCAGCTCGCTCGATGGCGCGGTTCAGCAGGTCCGTCAGCGCAACCCACACGGCATCCTCTGCGGGATCACCCTGCAGTTCCACATAGTCGAGGGTCCAGGCGGTCATGCCGCGACCCCAGCCAATGATGTGGACCGCCAGGCGGCCATCCTGCGTATCGACACCCACCGTGACCGCCAGCACCCCGAGGGGAGCCAAGCGCAGGGCGTAGGGCTCTGCGCGATCCTTGATTACGTTGTGCTTGACCGCGCGCATCGACGGGTCTTCCCACGTCTCGGCCAGCCGGTCATTCACGAAGGTTTTGAGGGAGGCCGGATCGCCCTGCGCCTCCAGCCATTCCTTCACCAAATCCAGCCAGCGCGGCCCGAGGCCAAACTGGTAGTACAGGCAATTGATGGTGTAGCCGCGAATCGGCGAGTCCGGGTTCGCCGCCACCCAGCGCCCGTTGGCAATCATGTCGGTCTTGAAGTGTTCCTCGATGGCGACGCCGCACTCGCAACAGGCGTACCACGCGTGGCTCTTGTCGGGCGACCACACCAGGCCACTCCACTGCAGCGCCTGGTAATGGCCGCAGTGGGGGCACGGCACGTGATAGCGGCGCTGATCGCTCTTGTCGTACAGCTTGGCGATACGGCTGAGCCCGGCGATACCAGGCGTGCTGATGTACTGCCGTTTGTAGGTGGTCGGGAAGGACGATGTGCGGCCGTCCAGCATCTTCACCGGGTCGTCGCCCGTGGAGAGCTGCTGCGGCGCCTCATCGATTTCATCCACCTGCAGGTACTTCACCGTCGACGACTTCAGTCGCTGCGGGCTACCCATGTGCTCCACGAACAGCTGGCCGCCAGCAAAGTCCTTGAAGGTGCGTTGGTTCGCGCTGTCGCGGCTGGCGGTGCTGGTCAGCGCCTTCTTCACTGCTGCGCAGACCTCGATCATCGGGTTGAGCTTCTGGGCGATCCACTTGTTCATGGACACCTCACCCGGCAGCGCGTACATCATTGGGCCCGGTGCATAGTCCATCCAGTAGGCCATGGCATTGGTCGCCAGCTGGCTCTTGCCGAACTGGATCGGGAACATGCAGACCTGGTCATGCACCGGACTACGGGCGGACATGTTGTCCATCGGCTCACGCAGTGGCGGGTTGCGGTCCGTCACCCAGCGCCCGGGCTTGCTGCCGCTCTTGGTGGACAGGCGCATGTGTTCGTCGCACCACTGCGAAACGCTCATGGGCCGCCGCGGCTGCAGCGAGCGCGCCAGCACCGACGCCAGGCAGCTCTGTGCCTCCATCATTCCGTAGCCTCCGCTGCCTTAGCCGCCAACGTGCGGAAGCCCTGGCTGAGTTCTTCCAGGGCGTGGCTCACCTCATCCCAGACCAGCCGCCGGCACCCGGCCTCATCCAACGTTGCCGCGAGCTGCGGCGCCAGCGTGTCGGCCAGACGCTCCATTGCACCTCGGAACGTCGTTGCATGCTCAGCGAGGAACGCCTCCACGTCTGCGCGCGGCAGCAGCAGCCCCAGCTCCTTCTGCAGCGCGATGTGGGCCATGTGCGCGTCCGTCTCGGCCTTGTCAGCCAGCGCCTTAGCCTTGCGCGCAGAGTCCGGGGTCTGAGGGCGACCGGCGCGTGAGGGCCTGGATTCGTCGTCGTCGCCGTCCTCTTCGTCGTCATCGATGTCGGCGTCGAAGGCATTGGCACCATCCCCGCCCCCCACCAGCGCGCTGCCGCGCTCATCTGCGTGGCGCTGGGCGACGCCGGCATAGACCGGGTCTGCGGTGCGAGCGTAAAGCTCCAGGGAGGCGGCCTTCAGGAATCCCTTGCCGCCCTCACCCACCACCACCCTGCCCTTCTTCCTCAACTCGACCACATAGGACGGCTTGCAGCCGATAAGCGAGGCGAGCTCCTTGCCAGTGATCGTGACGTCTCCCTCAGCCATTGCTACCCCCTTCTCCATTTCCTTCGAGGATCGTTAAAGCGGAAAAACGCGCGCGCGCGAGCATGTGCGGGCTGTGCGGCGGTGTGTGCGGGATGCGATAGCCGCTGAATCCATGCGGCAAAAGGCGTGTGCGGCGTGTGCGGGATGTGCGGTCACCCATATACGCACGCGAGCCGCACTGCGGCGTGGCGTTGCGATACCCATTCGCGCCCGCGCCCGCCCATGTAAGCCGATGCCCGCACGTCCCGCACACGCCTACTGCTGCAAACGATTCACGGCAATTCAATGCCCGCACATCTGCCCGCACATCCCGCACACGCCGCACATTGAGGGGCATAGTGATCACGCACGCCCCTTGTAGTCGGAGTACATGCGGCGGAATGACACGACCTGGTCGCCCAGCCATGCCGCCTCTGTCTTGCCGTCAGGCACCGTGCAATCGCCCAGCATCAGGAAGCCATGCGGCCCGTTCACGGTCTGCTCGATCTGGTAGCGCTTCCGCGCCCGGTCGGGATGGATGATCTGGCGCTTGCGCACCAGCGCGTTGATGAACTTTGGTGACGGCGCCGGGCGTGGCATGCCTTCGCGTGCGCACCAGGCCTTGTAGACCTCGTACCACTCCTTCGAGAGCGCCGGCATGGGTTTCAGCCCCGGAATGTCATCGCCGTAGAGCTCGTCCAGGAACCGCTGCGGGCTGTCCTGGCTCAGGCCGATCAGCTCTTCCTTCGCCTGCGTCATCGGCGGGTTGGTGCCGTTGGTGAAACCGGTCAGGTCAACCTGCAGCAGGTAGTGGTGGAGCGCTGCCGTCGCGCCGTTGCGGATGTCGGCCAGCACCTCGGTGTAAAACTCCAGGCTCAGCTTATCCGGGGTCCAGATCACCGCATGGCGGCGGTCATCCTCTTCCAGCACGACCGGCATCGCCTCGTTTGAGAGGAAGACCAGGTTGGCGTGGTTGTCTTCCTCGTAGGCCTGGATGTTCTTCGGGTTGATGCGGATGCGGTCACCCGTGATCAGCGCCTTGAGCTTGTTCTTGAGGTGGTAGACCTCGGTGCGTGCAACCACTTCGTCGGCCAGCAGGAACAGTTTGCGGCTTGCCCAGTCGTTGAACTTGTCCTCTAGGGCGGCCTGGTCAAGCACCCGGCCGTACTCACCATAGAGCTTCATGTACTCATCGAAGAACATGTTCTTGCCGGTGCCCTGCGGACCATGGATGACGATGGTCGACTTCATCTTGGCGCCCGGATGCTGCAGCGGGTAGGCAAGCCACTTGACCACCCAGTCGTACAGCGCTTTCTGGTTGGCCTCGTTCCCGCACATGTGCCAAAGCAGCTGCAGCAGCCGGTCGCAGTTGCCCTCTTGCGGTACGGTCGGCCAACCGGCAAAGAGATTACAGGTCACCCCGGGCTTCTCGCCCGAGGGGTCGAAGTCGACCTCGCGGACACGCACGATGGACCTATCCGAATGCTCCATCCATGCACGGTGCAGTTCCTTGCGCACGCAGGCATCGCGCATGTCGCCCAGCGCAACCAGCATGTGTTCTTTGTGGTCGAACACCGTGCCGCCCTGCCCATAGACCAGCGCGAAGCGCTCAAGCAGCTCGGTCAGCGAATGGATGGGGGACAACCGATCATTCCCCTCGCCCCCGTCGTTGGTGATGGAAGGCGCGCGTTTTTCTGCAGGCACCCGCCATGAAAGCTCCGTGAGACGGGCTTCGACCTGTGCCCGCACGACATGCAGGCCCTCTTGTGCGTGCAGATCGTTGAAGTCGCTGACCTTACGGCCGTTGTCGATGAAGCGCTCACGCCTGGCCGGCTCATCGGCGAAGACCGGGTGCAGCACCGCTCCGCCCACGTCCAGCGCAGCGGCCTCTGCACCGAGCAGGCCGGCATTCGACGCGCCATGCGGCTGCGCGCACGATGGACAGAACTGCGGATGGTCGGCCAGCACCAGGCGGCTCTTGCAGTGCCGGCACTTCTGCAGCACGTCGTCGTCGGCGCACAGCAGCATCTTGATGCTGCGATAGCGCTTCGCCAGGGCCGATGCGACGGCCAGCATGTTGCCAGCGTCGAAAGCCACGGCTACCGGGTAGCCCGTCGCCATGTGCAGCGTTGCCGCAGTGGCATAGCCCTCGGCCACCAGCAAGATCCACTGCGGGCTTCCGCCGATCAGGTGGAAGTGGCCCTTTTTGACCATGCCTGCCGGCCAGTACTCCTTGGCCGGCTTGCGCCCTGCGGCCGCCAGCTTGGCGCTGCGCAGTACCTGCAGGCCATGCACTTGGCCGTTGACGTCCAGCAGCGGGACAAGTGCGGCACCCGTGGTGCCATAGCGCAGGCCGAAGCCCTGCACGCCCTTGCTGACCAGGTAGTCAGCATCGCCGACTGCATTCGCCTTGGCCCAGGCCGACGATGCCCGCTCGGCCGCACGCTTCGCTTGGGTCTGCCGGGCGGACTCCGCCTTGCGACGATCCTCGGCCAGGCGGTTGCGCAGCGCTTCGCGCTGTTCATCGGAGAAGGTCTTGTCGCGCTTGCGCAGATCAACCTTGGTCGCGCCGTTTTCGTTGCCGTGCCAGACACCGTAGGTGCCGACGACCAGCACTTCGCCGGCCGAGGTGTTCAGTTCGTGGAGCGCGTACCAGCCCCGGCGCTCGCGTGAACCTTCGACGCGGCACCGGACCATGCGCCCGGTGGTGTCCAGTTCGGTGACCAGCAGGCCGGCAGACTGCAGCTGCTGCAGCACATCCCCATAGTTCTCAGACATTCAGTAGTTTCCCGAGCCGCTATCTACCCAGGAAATGCGCGTCCGAATACCCGCGTCCGTCAGGTCCAGGGAGGACCCATCGCTGGTATCGCGAATGGCTCGCAATGCCAGGGCGGATTCAGTAGTGCGGGCAGCACGCGGCCTTTCACAAGCCACCCGGGGGGATGGGGCCGAATCAGTGCTTGCTTGATACATCTGGATTCCCCAAAGGCAGGCAGTGCTGCCGGTTGTCTTGCTGCTCTTGTCGCTGGCGGATGCGCTCGCGCTCCGCCAATGCTTCTTCACCTACCAACCCGGACACCGCGTCAGTCAGCGCCAAGGCGGCCAGTTCCATTGCTTGCCGCGCAGATGCGCTGGCTATGCCACGCCGTCGATATCGGGATCGATGGGCGTGGTGGGTTGCCACGTCAGTCCTCCATCCCCTGCTTACCAGCAGCACGGCAGGCATTGCGCTCCAGTCGGTAGCAGAGCCTTCGCACGTCGCGCGATAGGTCCTGGATTCGATCCGCCTCGGGGACGGTCAAGCGCTGGTCGGCCATAGCGTCGATACCGGCGCCAGCCAGCGCGCCGGTCAGCTTGTGCAGCTCCAGCAGCTTTGCCTGGATCGCGGCCAGCTCGTTCGGCCAACCACCCTCCGGTGGCGGCGGTACGTAATCCACCATCAGGTCGTACTGACCTGCGAGGGAGCACACCCAGTCGGTGGCAATCTCCTGCGTGACCACGAACTGCTGCAGGTAGTCCGTCAGGATCTCGGCCATCTCCATGGAGATAGACTCACCATCGATGCCTCGCAGTTTTTTGCGCAGCGTCTCTGCCGAGATCGACTTGCCCCTACGCTTGCTGATGTGTGCGGCCGCATCCTGCAGACCACCTGGGGCGCGGGCCACTGCGTTGTGCAGGGCATCCCGCCAGTAAAGATCAGAGCGGAGGCAGGTCATGCGTCCCCCTGAAACGGGCCAACGATCATCGTGGGAAGGCTGATTGCGGCCGGGGCAACATTGGCGCCATGGCAGAGATCATCAGCTTCCCGCAGCGCATGCGCTTCACCGCGATCCGCACCTACGACGCCGCATCCGGCATCGGCGGCGTGGTCGCGGTCCTGTTCGCCCCGGCGCGCAAGGCTCTTGTATGTAGACCGATTCATGCCGTCTCAGCCGGCCAGATGTCAGGGCGGATCGCAGCAAGAGCCAAAGGCTCGCAGCCAAGCTCGCCACCGATCTCTACTGACGCCAGCTGAATCTTTCGCGCCAGGATTGGGCTGGGCTTCTTGTTCCTCCAACCGGTCGCGCACTGCCACAGGTATCCCTCAGAACTGCCGGTCAAGGCAGCGAGGCGCCGCTTACGTTCGGGGTCCGAAATGAAGGTGAGTAGGTCCATAGGGCCAGTATTTAGCCCTGAGCTAAACGTTAATGTCAAGCACGCAGCGCAACTTCGGCGTTTAGCTACTAGCTACGCTTGCCGTATGGATGCCATCACCGCCAGACACCTCAACCTCCAGGCCCTGGTCGCCACGCTCAAACCCCAGTTGGGGACGCAAAAAGCGATCGCCATCCACCTGGACATGGCGCCTTCCTATCTGAACCAGCTATTGAGCGGCAAGAAGATGGGGGATGACGTTGCGCGCAAGATCGAACGCGCGGCCGGGCTATCCCATGGCTGGCTGGACCAGCCGAGGTCCGACGACGACGCTGGTGCTGGGGCCCCTGCTGGTTCTCAGGATCTGCGAATCGACCCTGAGATCATCGCCTCCGCGATCAGGCTCGTGAGGCTAACGTTCGCCAACCTCGGGATTGATGACTTCAGCAATGAAGAAGACGGTACGCCACTGGCTTATGCCTACGAGTACCTATACCAGCGGGGTGAGGCAACGGTAACTCCCGACAACCTGATCGACTTCAGCAAGGCGCTTGCACAAAGGCTCAGGGAGAAGGATGGAGAAGCAGAAGAAGGAACCCCCGGCCGCCGGGACGCTCGAAGCATTGGCTCAGGTGATCGCACAACGCGTCGCAAGGCGTGACGGGCAAAAGCCCAAGCTCCGCTTAGTCGAAGCACCTAGGCCATCAACCATCGATAACGTAACGCGAGACAGCATTCTCCGGCGTATCCGCTGGCTCCGCGATCACTACAACTTGGGCTGCTTGATCGACCAAGCAACATTCAACACGCCAGGCATCGATTGCCTTGAGAACGACGCGCTGGTGCGTCTGCATCGAGAAATGGAAGCCGCCAGAGAATGCTGCATGGACGGAGTTCCTTTGGATGAAGCTGGCTTCATCCGAGATGTTTCCATCCAGGACGCGTGACCCTGAAGCAAAGCAAGTGGGCGCGCAACGCGCCCACATCTATGGTGTGCCGGCACCTGAGTATTTTTCCCGCGTGACTCGTTCTCGCTCAGCACGGGCGTCGCCGCATCGCTTCCTAGCCTCGGCCATCTGGCTATCTGCAGAGATCCTGTCGGCTGTCTGGGCCTGCTGCAGGCTAGCAATCTGAGACCTTATCCCAGACGCATAGGTGGCGCCGGCAAGGTTATTCCTTGCAGTAGCCAGTTCACGATTTAGCGCAGCGATCTGACGTGACACATCCTGCCCCCGGGCGTTGACCGGGCCGTAAATCCGACTTTGCTCCGAGGACAAGCAGTTCCGTTCGGAGATGCCAGCATCTGCGAGCTCTGTCGTCTGATACACCGCCGCACGATTGGCAGCCTCGCCCGCACTCTCTGTAGAAGCTCGATTGGAGCGCAGCTTCATCGGCGCTGCGCCTGCGGAACACGGGGCTTGCGAGTAGACCGTCTCCCCGGCTGCCCCCTTGCACTTGAACACCTCTGCCGAAGCCCAAGGCGAAACTGCAAGCGCAACCCCCAGCATCACCAACCTGTTCAACATCGCAGCCTCCCTGGCACCTGTATGCCTGGGAATTATCAGGCGTGCCCTTCCCTTTTTCAGCCCCTGACGAAAATTTAGCTCACAGCTATTGCAATGACAATTTAGCTGTGAGATAAATTGCCTCGCCGGCCAACGACCGGCGGGCGACCGGCGGGTCGCCACCTTGCCGGCCGCTCCCCTGACCGGCAGTAGCCGCCCCCTCGGCCATTGACCCGCCGGCGCCCTCCTTCGAACAGGAGCGCGCCATGTCTCATCGCTATGCCGATCCAAGCCCCTGCCTGCTGCCGCTGCTGGCCGTAAAGGCCTTGCGGGCCGTGGCAGCACGCGATCACAGCACCGCCCGGACCCTGTGGGTTCGCAGCAAGGGCGAACACAGCCGCAACCAGCTGCGCCGCTCCCGGCGCATGGGCGTTGCCAGCCTCCGCCTGGAAGCCTGCTCGCGCGACATGTCTGCGGAGGTGCGGGCATGACTGCGCTTGCAGCGAAGAACCACCACCTGTGGTGCTTCAACTGTGATGAGAACAGCCCGGACGCTGAGAGCGCTGACGACTGCGAGGATCTCGCCGGGCGCGAGGGCTGGGTGCTTGGGATCGACATCGACGGCGGCGGTGGAGCGCAGTACGCATGCGCCGACTGCGCCGAACTCCTGGATGAAGCGCTCCCTGTCAAAAGCCTGCGGGCAATGCGGCAAGAGATTGGCGGAGGTGCAGCATGAGCCGACGTCTCCGCCTCGCCTGGGCAGCTGTCGCGCTGTTGGCCGCGATTGTCGTACCTCTGCGCATCGCCGAGATCCACCAGGCGCACACAGACCGCGATGCGGCCAAGGCGCGCTGGGCGCTCAGCACTTCGGTGAGGGGCTGACCATGCGACAGACCTCTCGCCCGCTCCCCGACTCCGTGCCGCTGTGTGGACCCGGCCATCGGCCTCACGTCGTGGTGACTGAAGGCGCCCCGACCGGCCATCGCCTGGGCGCCCCGTGCCCGCCGCTGCTACACATCGAGTGCCATCGGTGTGGCCTTGCCACGCGACCGGTACCGATGGAAAAGGCCGCGCTGGCCGAGCTGCGCTGGACCGATCCGAGCCTTGTCCACCTGCGCATCCCGATCTCCCTGCTCGCCCGCCATCGCGGCGAAGTACTTGCCGAGATCACTGCCGCTTCCCCTTCCACGCCCATCGCCGCCTGACCAGGAGAACTGCCCATGGCCGCTCCACTGAAGCCGAAGGAAAAAGCCGCGTTGCTCGCAGCGCATGGCGCTTCCGACCTCACCCTCCACCGCACCGCCAACGGATTCGCGCCCCGCAACCGCCCCGAGAAGCTGTTCACGCGCCGCGTCATGAACTGGCTGGATGAGCGCGTGCTGATCCGATACGACGACCCGCAGCTGCCGCGCAAGGCTACCTTGACCGCCACTGGCATCGCTGCCGCCGAGGCCGAGATTGCCAAGGCGCGCGACCTGGCACTCACGGCATGAGCGTGCAAACCACGCTGCCTGTGGAGCAGCAGTTCGCCACCGGTCATCAGGGCGAGTCGCTCGTCCTGATGGTGTGCCAGGGCTGGCTATGGGCCGGCCTTTACACCGCCGCGCCCCGCGAGTTGCTCCTGAAGGTCGCCGCCAGCGCCAGCCGGAGCGTGGGGGTATCGCACCAATCGCTCACCCTCGGCGGCGTCACGTTTTCCCTCAACCGACTTGCCGCACAGGCCGCGCACCGCTGGCTCGACCGCCAAGGCGTGCGCGTTCGGTCGACCTCCCCCATCAACCGCGCTACGCGCCGCACGCGAGGAATCTCGGCATGAGCCGTTCTGTTGTGATCTATGGGCCGCACCTGTGCGGCAAAAACGCCAACGCGCAGGAGCTGCGCGAACACTTCGGCCTGCAGGCCGTGATTGAAGACTGGGATGGGCACAGCAGCTATCCGCTGGATAACACACTGGTCCTGACCGAGAACCCCGATGCTGTCGCCGACTGCTCATCCAAGGTGATGCACCACGGCTGGGCCATGCGCGAACTGATTGCAGGGGCCCGCGCATGAGCGCCCGCCCACAGCAGACCGGCCGCGCTGCCGAAGTGCGCAGGGTCCTGTCCATGTTCCCGCAAGGCGCCACGGTCGAGCAGATCAAGACCGCTGGCCGCATCAACGGCACCCACCAGGCCATCGGCTACACGCTAAAGGGGCTGGCGCGCAGCGGCCAGGCCATCTGCCACCGCTCCGGCGTGCGTGGAATCTGGCGCCTCTCCAGCCACACGCAACATGCGATCGCCCCGCTGCGCGCGGCACCTGCCCGGGTGCAGCCGACCTGCACGCCAGCTGCGCTTACAGGCGTTAGTGACGCAGCGACCACGATCCGACACCGGGAACTCGACAGGCAGCAGCTGGCCGACGACCTGGACGCTTTCCTCGCAGCGGGCGGGCATATCGAGGTGCTGGGGCACACCCCACTTCGCCCGCTGATGAGCCGTCACTCCGCCAACCACGGCAGCTATGCAGAGCGCATGGCCGCCCTTGACATCGACTGAGGCACACATGAGCAGCGATTCGCACGCAGCGACCGTCACTGAACCCGGCAGGCCCGGCAGTACCTATTCCGACGGCCCGGCATGGCATGCATTCGGCGTCAGCCGCGCCGCCTACCACGTGGTGCCGCGACGCACCCTGCAGTCGATGCCGGTCGAGTGGCAGGCACGCTTTGTCGCGCTGATGGAAGAGGCACGCGAAGCGCTGCCGGATGAGGCGTTCCCGGAGTACCAGGTGATCCGCATCGAAGGCGGCAAGTTCGCATCGGACCCCAACCGCCGCTATCGCCACGCCGCGCCCTTCCCCCTTCGCCCCGCTGGCGCCGAGCAGGCGTCTCAGGTAGCGCCGCTCGCTGGCGCGTTCATCAACAGCGACACCCAATTCGAGCAGGCCCGCCGATGACCGAGAAACTTGCCACTCTCCCCACGAACTGCCCCGTCCTGCGCGACGCATTCGAAACGATCAGCGCGATCGCTGTCGAGGCTGTGTGGCTGCCCAACCAGGCAAAGGCCATCACCCTCGGCCAGGCCCAGACCGCGCTGCGGGATCTGCACCACCGCCTACCGCGCTTGCAAGATCTGCGCGTGTTCGAGGCCGCCGTTACCGCCTATGTGGCGACTCTGCGCAGCAGCATGCAGGACGGCGACACGCCGCTTTGCGACACCACCCGCGCCCGGCTGGCGCAGGCGACCGAGCTGCTGGAGTTGGTCAGGAATCAGACACGCACTGTTGTCGATCCGGCGGACCCGTGGCGCGGTCTGTACCACCCGAGCCGGCTCCCAGCGCGCAACGCCGACGGCGAGATCCTGTGCCATCCGGACGTTCCGGCGTGGGCCGACGGTCGCGAGGTATCGCTGCGACCGTTGTTCCTTGCGCAGGGCTTCGACCTGGTCGTGGTTGAGGGCGAGTTCTCTGAGGAAGGCATCGGATCGGGCGTCTACAGCGCCATGCAGGAGCTGCACGATTGGAATCCGGAGACACCCGGCGGTGACTGGCGTCTCGCGTGGCTGGGCGAGACCGAGGACGGCCTCGCTGCCTGGTTCGTGCGACCGCTGGCAATCGCCGCAATGAACAGGCAGACCGATGCCACCACCCGATCGGACGCAGCCTGATGGACCCCACGCTAAGCGAGCGACACCACCGGTACCGCGTTCGGGCCGGCAGGGCAAAGGCAGTGCTGTACGCACGCGTGGTCGAAGGCAAGAGCTACACCATGCGCCAGATCTCCGACGAGCTGGGCGTGTCTATGACGACCGCCGACACGCGGGTGAAGCGCGGCCCCTACCCCCTCACTTGGGAATCGCTGCGCATGGCGCGCCTTCCCGCCAACAGCAAGGAACCGCAGGCATGAGCAACGACATCAAGACCCTGGAGAACGTGCAGCCCGGTGGGATGGTGAGGCTGGGGGATGCTCTGCCGCCGTTGCCCGCTTCCTCTGCGCAATGCCTCACGACCGGAGCACCGCTGTTCTCGGTGGAGAAGATGAAGCTCTACGCGCTCGCCGCCCTCTCCGCCAAGCCCTTCCCGGGTGGTCAGGATGCGTTGGCCGAAGCCGCGCGCCGCGTAATCAGCGACGTTGATAGCGGCGACTACGGCGGCACGATTTCGATGGCCACCTACGACGCGCTGGTATCCGCCCTCGCCGCCCGCCAGCCGGTGGGGGAGCCGGTGGCATGGATGACCCACCACGACGAGCCGATGCTGTTCCCGACCGCCGCTGAAGCTGCCGATTACTGCGAGGATGACGAACAGCCGGTGCCGCTGTTCCGTTCGCCCACGCAGCCCGTGGACCTGGTGCAGGAACCCATGTTCTACATCCAAGACACGCGGCAGTTCGTGGGGAACTGCCCGGTGTGGTGGGCGCCGAACGGGGGTGGCTACGTCACCAGGTTGGATGAAGCTGGCCGCTACACGGAGCAGGAAGCCGTCAAGAAGAACCGTACCCGCGACACGGATATCCCGTGGCCCTGTGCAGAGATCGATGCGATCGCACGCCCTACGGTCGACTTCCAGCACATGCGCCCTCGCGCTGAGCGCCTGGCTGAGCTGGCCCTGATCGACAGCCATTCGGCAGGAGGCCAGCCGTGACTGATGCAGTTAAGCACGCAAAGGCCGCAGCCAAGGCGGAGGCGCATCTGTATGTGTGGGAGGCCGTCGTGCAGTTGCTTGAAGGCCCCACTTCGCCCGACCGCGACATGAAGGCTATCAAGCCCATCAACCGCGTGATCGCAATCGCCAAGAAGGAGCAGCAACGGCTCTTGGCGAAGTATGACGGCGAGCTTGCCAAGGTCGACAGCAAGGCGGTGGGCAATGGCTGACCAGACGACCGGCGGCGCTCTGCCGGATGCCGAGCTGCAGATTCTTCGCCACGCCCTGGGTGTTGGCGAGGGCGGCTTGGAGCGCAGCTACCGCAGTCACTTCGTCACCGGCCCAGGCGGCACCGACCACCAACACTGCATGGCGCTGGTCGAGCGTGGATTCATGGTCCGGCGCGCGGGCAATGCGCTCACCGGCGGCAGCGACCTGTTCAACGTCACCCAGGCCGGCCGCGCAGCAGTGCAGGAGCACACTCCGCCGCCGCCGAAGCTGACCAGGTCCCAGCAGCGCTACCAGCAGTTCCTGCGCTACGACGGTGGCGTGACGTTCGGCGAGTACCTGCGGGGCTGGCGATGAAGGCGATCACCACCGACACGTCGGCGCCTATGGCTGACCAGCCGCTCAGCTCAACACCAGTCTCTTCCCATCAGATCGCAGAGCAGAATCTCCGTCTTCTCCTTCGCATCCTGCGGCGATACCACCGGAATCGCCAGACCAGTGAGACTCGGTCCGTACACCACGTGAACCGCCACGATCTCACCACGGCCTGGACTCTCCACCGAAACCCTGGCCGTCACCGTCCTGCCCCTGATTGCGAAGACCCAGTCCTCGTGCCAACTCCCACTCGCTGGCATCCAGTGCTCCCTTTTTCATCTCTCCTTGATCCCAGCATACAAAAGCAGCCAGCCGTGAGGTATTCCACCAATGGCTGACCAGCTGCTCACCGCTGCAAAGGGACTTCGCCGCCGAAACAGGTCCATTTCGTTCTCGGCTGCCAATTCTACTGGTCTCCATAGAGAGGAAATCGAAATGCAAACTGCCGTCATCAGCGACTATGGCAACTACCGCTACCTGCTCACCCGCCCCAGCGAAGTCACGCGCCCAGAGCGCGGCACCGCGCTGTTCCTGATGCTCAACCCCAGCACCGCCGACGCTGCGGTAGACGACCCGACCATTCGCAGATGCCGGGGCTTCGCCAAGGCTTGGGGCTGTAATGGCCTCACCGTCGCCAATCTGTTCGCCTTGCGCTCTACCGATCCGGCCGTGCTGCTTTCGCATGCGGACCCCATCGGTCCGCTCAATGACGACTGGCTACGGCGGCTCGCCCACGAATACGGCGACGTGGTATGTGCCTGGGGCGCCCATTCAATGGCCGTGGGCCGGAGCATCGTCGTTGCACAGTTGCTGCGGCAGGCCGGCGCTCGGCTCTGGTGCCTGGGAGCAACGAAGCATGGATTCCCGCGCCATCCGCTGTACGTCCGTAGTGATCAGCCGCTGGTGCAATGGAAGGAGACCGGCAATGGCTGA